GATACTAATCCTATTAACATAACTTTTTTTATTTAATTTACATCATTCCCGCTAAAGGGTTCATTTCATCTTTCTCGTCTTTAGCTTTTTTCTCGAATACAACTGACTCTGTAGTTAAAATTGTACCGGCTACCGAAGCTGCGTTCTTAAGCGCTGTAATAACTACTTTCGCTGGATCGATGATCCCTGCTTCTAGAGCACTTACCATTTGATGATTTTTTGCATCGTATATTTGACCGTATTTAGGAATAAATGTGTACCAATCTTCGATTCCGGCNTTCTCTAATATTTTCTTAAACGGAGCTTGAATAGCTTTTTGAATAATTTTTTGACCGATTGCATCGTTGATTGATTCTTCTNCGTAATGTTCCAAAGAAGCTTGATATAAAGCCGAACCTCCACCGGGTACGATACCGTCTGCTAACGCTGCTTTGGTTGCGTACAATGCGTCTTCTACTCTATCTTTCTTTTCTTTGATTTCGATATCAGAATTTCCTCCAACATTGATAATTGCAACACCGCCGACCAATTTACCCAATCTTTCTTGTAACTTCTCTTTCTCGTAGAACGAAGTAGCTTTTTCAATTTGCTCTTTGATCTCTTCAGCTCTGGCTTCAATTTTATCCTCTTGTCCTTTACCGTCCACAATTGTAGTCTCTTCTTTAGAAACAGTGGCCAATCTTGCGCTACCAAGAAATTCGCTCAATTGCTGTGGAGTTAATTTATCCAATTTGTGACCCTTGTCTTTAGAAATAACTTGACCTCCAGTTAATATAGCGATATCTTCTAAGATCAACGTTTTTCTCTCTCCAAAATCGGGAGCTTTAACTGCGCACACTTGTACGATACCTCTCATCTTGTTTACGATCAACGTAGCCAACGCTTCGTCTCCGATATCTTCAGAAATAATCAACAAAGATCTGTTCTCTGCGTTTGCTTTTGTTAGCGCTTGTAATAACTCTTGCGCAGAAGAAATTCTTCCATCGTACAATAATACTAACGGGTTTTCCAATCCGGCTTGCATAGTAGTATTGTTTGTTACGAAATAAGGAGATTTGTATCCTCTATCGAACTGCATACCTTCAACGATCTCTAAGCTAGTTTCTCCGGTCTTGGACTCTTCGATAGTTACTACGCCTTCACGACCAACTTTTTGAATAGCTGTTGAGATTAAATTACCCACCTCTTGATCGTTGTTACCTGAGATTGTTGCAACTTGTTTTATCTGCTCTTCTGAGCTGATATCAATAGCTGATTTTTTGATATTGTTAATTACGTCTTTTACAGTTTTGTCGATGGAGTTTTTAATTTCTACCGCGTTAGAACCTTGACGAATTACTTTTAATCCTTCTTTTACGATTTCTGTTGCCAATAAAGTTGAAGTAGTGGTACCGTCACCGGCCTCGTTGGCGGATTTAATACTTACCTGCTTTACTAATTGGGCTCCCAAATCTTCGATGTCGTCTTCCAATTTGTGGAATGCTTTAGCGACAGTGACGCCGTCTTTAGTTACTTTTACTTCGCCGTTTTGTTCTCTAATCAAAACAGTTCTACCGCCTGGTCCTAAAGTTGAGGATACAGAGTGGTTTAGCTTGTTAATTCCGGCCAATAACTTTTCTTTAAGTTCTGTACCGCTTATGTTTGTTGTTGTACTCATAGTTTAGTTTTCTACTACAGATAAAATTTCTGTATCTTTGGTTAAAAAATAATCTTCGCCTCCAACTGAGATCTTCATAGTTCCCATCTTTGGAATCAAGACTTTCTGCCCGACTTGGAATTGAGAATCTACGTACTCTCCTCTGTGCCAGTTGTAAGTTTGACTTACTGCGATAACTTCGCCCATTTCAGGACGTTCCTTTCCAAGATCGGGGATTACGATATTACCGTAAGTCTGCTCTTGTTCTTCTATCGGTTTCAATACTGCGAAACCATTTTTTGGGTTTAATTTACTCATATATTTTATTCTGTGATTATTTGTAAGTCTTCTATTTCTTGCGTAAAATAAAACGTGTCGTTGTTCTTGAAAACATGCGGAGTACTGAATAGCTCTTTAGCAAGATCTAAATTGGCTATACGCTCTTCTGCGTAAATTCTTTTTACCAAGAAAAGACGATCGTTTACTTTAATGAAATTTTTGCAAATTGAGAACATAACTGGTTACTTGGTAGGACTTGCTTATCCTTTTAATAATTGTTTTGGCGCAGTAATTTTAATTTGTTTTACTGCCTTGCCTTCTGCGATTGGAATCGTTAATACCAATAATCCTTTGTCTAAAGAAGCTTTTAATTGACTAAGATCGAACTTAGTTGAAACTTTCCAACTTAAGTCAAAGCCAGATCTCTTAATGCCTCGATAGATAAACGACTCTTGATCCAATGATTTTGGTTTGTCGTATTTAATACGAAGTAAGTCTCCTTCCACTAAGATTTCGATATCATCGTGGTCAAGGCCGACTGCGGCAATTTCGAATCGAATGCCGTCTTGTGTTTCAAAAATGTCTACTGGGTGTGATACTTTCTGCGTAATTGCTGAGAAGTGCGATTGTGTGTCTGATAAATCTCGCCATAATAGGTCGAATAGATCTAACTCAAATGTACGTAAAAATTGCGTCATGATGTTTAAGTTTGTGTTCCCTTACGGTGAACGGTTAAATGTTGTTTTATAACTGAAGGCCTACCAAGTACCTTGTTTATTTCTAATAAATATATTGCTTTTAAAAATATTAAAAAAACTTAAATTCTAAGTGTAACTCCATTTATATCCTCCAGCGTACTTTCTTTTTCCATAACAACAAGCGCTTATATTACTAGGGTTTATATTTAATGCAAGAGCCGCTTCGTTTCTATAATTCCACACTTTAATTAAATTATTATCTTTATCATATTGGTACGTTTTTTTAGCTTGGTAATTGTTTGAACCCGTAAATTTTTCTATAATTTGAGGTCTTTTCATTAAGGCATTTGGACCAGTTATATCTAATCTCTTAACACCTCTTTTTTTAGTACCTATTTTTTTTGCTAATTCTGGATACTTTCTCATAGGATTGCTATTTCCAAAAGAAGTAGCTCCACCATCTCCATCTTCTTCTTTTAAATTGGCCCAATGTTCTAAAGATACAACATTAAATAATCTTGAATAATATATACCCATATTTTTTAGATCTTCTTTACTCTTAGTTTCATGTAAAATCCAAGTCTCTATATCTTTCAATGTATAATTGTTAGCTTTAATAGAATTTTTCCACCTAATTCCTGATCCTTTATAAACGTATGGATTTTTTTCTGTTTTTCCTAAATAAAATAATCCGTTAGGCAATCTTTTAACATAAATAAAAATAGTTTTCATAAAATAAAAATGGTCCAATCAAGTATTGCCGAAGCTGCGAACATTCGACGTACTCTATGGACCAATAAGTTTATTATAGATTCTATTCGCAGTAGTCTCTATCTATAATAAATATCTTAAAAATAAATTCTAATGTCCATCGCGTAAGTTAGAAGTTATTTGAGGTATTGCATATAAAGGAACTCCTAATTTTGTAGTATTTTCCATACAATCTTGTACAATTTTGGCAGCTTCTTCCGTTCTATCTTTTTCGACTTCTATAACGAGCTGGTCATGTATTTGAGCTACCACCAAACCTTTGATATTAGATTTCTTTAGCATTCTATTAATAGCTAAAGCTGCACGATTTACAATAGACGCTGCGAGACCTTGTATTTGTACATTACAGCTATTATTAAGACCGTTTATGTAGTCTCTACTCAAATTCTTTACTTGATCTTTACCAAATTCGTATTCTAACTTTCTTTTAAAGTTCCAGTCTAACATACCGTCACCAATAGTTTCATATATTGCTTTCACCTTTGGTAAGTGTCGTATACGTCCAACTTGAGTTTTAACATACCCAAGAGTTTTAGCTTCATTTCTTGATCTTTCCATCCACTTTTTTAGTTCTGGATACGCATCTAGATAGCCTCTAACGAGCTTATCCGCTTCTTTAGTAGAAACATTGAGGTTTTTACCAAGAGCGTAAGGGGACATGCCATATGGAATACCTAGCGCATATGCTTTAGCTTTATTTCTAACTTTAGGTAAATGTTTTCTTAAGAAGTTAGGAGCTTTTTTATCAGGAGAATAATCACTATAGCCTTCTGTTTTAATTGCAATAGTGGAATAAAAATCCCAGTTATTTCTAAAGATGTCCATTAAACCCTCGTCTCCAGAAACGTGGGCGAATACACTCGGTTCTAATGAAGCATAATCATCATCCACAAATATGTTGCCTTGTTTTGGAATAAAAAACGCTCTTACTCTATTGTTGTATTCGATTACGATTGGATCGTCGTCGCCTTCTTCTTTTGGTCTTGGTAACTGTTGTGCGTCTGATCCGTAACGACCTGATACCGTACCGTGTTGTTTGTAGTAAAAATAATACCTACCGTCTTCTTCTCCGCTCAAGAATCTTTCTACGTAAGTCGACTTGATCTTTAACAGCTTGTTGTATATTCTTAGATTCTTTGCCCATTCTTCNGTATCTCCGATNGCTTGAATCATATCGTCGTCGAACTGTGGCTTGCCTTTCTTAGTTGTAGATTTTGCCTTAATACCTAGAGCTCCGAAAGCAATCTCTCCCAACTGGTCTTTGGACTGTATGTTGAACCAGTTACCATCGTTGGAATCTTTCCAAAGCTTTAACTGTATTTTGGTGATATCGTCGGGTTCCAATATTTGTTTGTCTCCGTGCAATAAGAATTGTTTGACAGGCCCGTCTGGAATTCTTAATATGTTTGCGTTGGCGATGTTGTACTTGCCGGTCTTTTCTGACTTTGGAAATTCTATACCGCTTTGGTCTATTAGCTCTACGGCGAATGTACCTCTATGGTTTGCCGGGAACGCATCCGCAGCTTTTATCAAGATCCAATGTTTTACTTCAGCGTAACTCAACAACTGATCGACGACCTTCTTCTTGTGATCCTCTAGAGCTTGTGCAACTTCGTCTCTTGTTTTACGAATCAATTCCATATCAAGCTTAACTCCTGTTTCTTCCATTGGGATAGTGACCTCTTTGTACAAAGGCATTACCTCGTCTTCAAAGAAAAATCCTTGTAGATTCTGTTCGTATAGGTCCTTGATAAAATGATTGTACACTCTAAGAGTCAAGTCAGTATCTGCGGCAGCGTACTTTGATAGGATATTGATATCCGCTTTCCATATTTCGTAATTATCTCTAGTAACAGAGCCACCGTTTTCTTTGATGGAATTCTTTAGCGCTATCTGCTCTTCGTTGGCAGCTTTTTCTACGTCCAATCCGAGTTCTTTTTGAATCATCTTAGCAATGCTCTTCAAACCAAATGGAGAACTAGAACCGAACCCTGCGCCTTCTTCATTAACGGTGTGCACTAACAACATTGTATCCGCGTACAAAGAAGGCAACAAATCTATTTTAAAATAATTCTTAACGAATCTACAGTCGAAGCTTGCGTTATGCATGATAAGCTTTTTACCGATCAGCATGTTAATTATCTTGATCGATACATCGTGAGCTTTGACGTCATCAATGTACGCGTCAACTAATTGGTTATTTTGAAATAATTTAGTAGGAAGATAGAAACCTTTTCCTGGCTCTGCTGAAACTGACCAACCGATAATCGAACCCTTTCGTGGGTTTAACGACGTTGTCTCTGTATCGAACGCAATGATGTCGTTCTCTAATATGTGTCGTGCCATTTGTTGCACGAGATCTTTGGTATTAACCAGAACATAACTTTTTTCCATAACTGTAATTTAATCCTTATTTTTATAAGGAACGATTTTATTTAATTTGTCCTTTCGTCTTTCGCACCCGCAATCTTCGTAACCAAATAAGCGCGCTATCTTTTCGGCAAGAATGTCCAACTTAGTTAATTTGGTGAATTTTGCGATTGTATCTCCAAGACCCTTAGACTTTTGCTTTGTTTTCATCTATTTGCTCTTTTTTCTTTAATAACATATCGGTCAATTTTTCGGCAGTAATTGAAGTTAATATTGCCATCTGATCCCAAAGTTCGTTCATTTCCGACTTTACTTTATTCATAATACTAAGTTGATACAACTGTAAAATAAATAATACTACTATAATTGCTAAATATAAGTCTTCTTTTGTCATAACTGTAATATACGAAAAACCTGATTAATATAACTGTTTTAATTATTGGTGACTATTCGCAAGCCACGCAATAATTAAAGTTTTTAGCGAAATCTGATGCGGCACTTACATTGTGTTGATAATATAAACTCTTGATTCCCATTTCGTGGGCCAATAACATTAGTTCGTTTACTTGTTTTGCTTTCGTGTCTGAAGTGATAAATAAATTCAGTGATTGACCTTGGTCGATATACTTTTGTCTGTGCGCAGCTTGAACTACGATTTCGGTTTGGGATATTTCTCTTGCTGTTTTAAACACTAGCTTTTCCTCTTCTGTCAAGAAGTCAAGGTGTAAAACGCTACCCTGTTGTTTTTGGATGCTTTCCCATACCTCGTCGGTATTTTGTCCTCTTTCTTCTAATAACTTCTCTAAAAATATATTCTTGATTACGAACTTACCTTTGGACAAATCCTTGATCATATAGTTGCTCATCCAAGGTTCGATACTCTGTGAAACTTGCATGATAAACGCAGACGAAGTTGTTGGAGCTATAGCTTGAGTCGTGGTATTTCTTCTACCAAGACCTTTTGTCATTTCGCATTCTCCAAACATATCGGCTAATTTCTTAGATGCTTTCAAAGAATTATCGTATATATTTTTCTGAATTTCAATGTTTATGTTCCTGGCTTGTAAACTTTCAAATGGAATCATCTTACTTTGTAATAAAGAATGATATCCCAATCTACCGATACCTAGAGCTCTGTGCTTTTGAGAAAAAGATACTGCTCTTGCCAAGAATTTTACTTTGGAAGCTTTCTCAATGAACTCTGTCATTGCGGCGTCCAATAAAAATGTTAGGACTTCTACGCAGTCTGTGTCTTTCCACTCTTCGTAGTAAAAATCGTTCATAGATCCCAAATCGCACACAAAAGAGTTTTCGTTATCAGAAGGCAACATGATCTCGGTGCACATCTGCGAAGCTTTGATAACGTTTTTNTTCTTGTAAACTTCAGGAGTCGACTCGTGATTGTTCGCGTTGTCTGTAAAGAATATGTANGGTAATCCGGTTTCGAATTTTTTTTGAATAACTTTGGCCCAAATCTTTCTCTTCTTTGCATCTCCGGCTTTCATTGCGTTCAACCATTTGTCAGATACACAGACTCCCCAAGTAATATGTTGGATTGGATCTCCTTCAGCTCTGATGTTCAACCATTCTTCAAAATCTGGGTGGTCGATGTCTTGATATGCAGAAAAGTATCCTCGTCTAACCGAACCCTGATTCATCGATTGAGCGCAAGATTGAAATAATTCCAAGAACGCTTTCGATCCGTTGCTGTGTCCGTTATTTGTAATTTCGCTACCTCGACCTCTTAAGGCTCCGAAGTAACCAGATGTACCACCGCCGTATTTGCTCATTGTTCCTATCTCTGCAACAGAACTTAAGATGCTTTCTACGCTATCGTCAACGTAAACTCCAAAGCAGCTAATTGGAAGTCCTCTATTGGTTCCAAAGTTAGTCCACATCGGAGTGCTCAAACTAATCCAACCGTTGGCTATGTATTGTTGTAATTTTTCGCTGTATCCTTCGATGCCCAATATTTTCTCCGCCGCGTCTCCTATCACTTTTAATCTGTCTTGTACAGTTTGTCCTGGAAGTAGGTAGTCCTTTTCCAAGAAAGATTTAGAATACTTGTTTAGCCACTTGATCTTCATTTACTTTATTGTTTGTATGTTGTTAAAAAATATCTTCTGCGCTTATTGATTGGGCTTTTTTCTGGTAAGCCGTTGGTGTTTTGTGGAAGAAATCAGTGTGCGTTTCTGAGTCTACTTCTACGTTGAACCATGCTGATCCTTTTAATATCTCTTTGTCGACCTCAAATATTGGGTTAGCACCGATCATCTTCAAGGATTCATTGAACCTGTTCTTTGTGAATTCTAATACATCTTGCTTAGATAAAAAAGTTAATTCTCCGAGTTCGAAGATCCAATCGATAATATTTGCCTCAGCCGCGTAAGCTTTCTTGCAAGCGCGTTCAATTGTCTTGTAGAAGTCCTCGTTGAACCAATCTGGGTTTTCTTTCTTGATCAGGTTAATGATATAAGCTCCTGCCAATCCGTGTAACTTTTCTTCTTTCATTGTGGCTTGAATAACGTTGTCGATGCCCTTGAAAGTGTTCTTCTGCTTGTTAAACGATTTAACGATGTAGAACTGACTGAATAAAGAACAGTTCTCAATGAACAGAGAAAATAAAGTCAACGTAAGTGTGTAAAGTTCTTTGTTGTTTGACCCTGCGTTCTTTAAATACTTGGCTAGATAGTCAATACGACCTTGGATCACTGGATTGTCCATTAACTCGTCAAAGGCTTTATTGAATCCAAGTAACTCAAGTACGTGACTGTAAGCTCTACTGTGTCTTACTTCGGATTCTCCGAATGTATTTCCTAGCGCATCGAACTCTGGTTTTGGAAACTGAGAGTATAAATTGCTCCAGAATCTTTTTACATTAACCTCGATTTGAGATATGGCCAACATTGCGTTTTTAACCGCATTCTTTTCGATCTTGTTCAAATTAACTTTGAAATCTTGCACGTCGGAGTCGTACGAGTACTCGGTATGAATCCAGTAACTGTGATTAATAGCATCCACGAATTCGTAGAGCTCGGGGTATTCGAATGGCTTAAACGCCACTCTTTTCTCAAATATAGACATTATTTAGTTAATTTTAATATATAATACACAATAGACTAGCCTGTAGAGTATTTTAACGCTCTATAATTGGCCAATCAGTAAAGGTCTAGGTTAATTACGCAGACGGAAGTTTTCCTAAGTTGTTATCGCTAGGAATAAAGCCATTTGACAATTTAGCAACATTTGGAGTAGTGATCCTTGTGTTTGTTTGCGTGCTTTGACCGCCCGCATTTAATGCTGCAATTCTGTCGTTATACTTATCAGGAGTTTCAGTTGGTCTGAAAGCATCCCCTTTTCTTGCTTTTTTAAATAGGTCTATTAAGAAACTCATGGTGTCTGTTTTGTTCTAATAAATATGACGGTTTTAAAACAAAATTAATTAACTCTTGCCTACCAATTCAACAAATTTCTGGTTTAAATAACTTTTCTCATCAGAACTAAACGTTGACCTGTTCTGCATTTGTGGTCTTGGCGCGCCGTTTTGACCGTTATCGAATGTTAGATCGTCCTCGTCCATTTCGTCCTTGTTGATCTCTATGTTACCGTTATTCGTATTCACCTTAGCGCCATAGGTCATACCATCAGCACCGTACCTATTCTTCATAATATGTATACGGCCGGTTCCATTGACCTTGTCCTGACGCTTCCTAGACAGAGACATGGCAAAATCTGCTATCATCATCTTGTTGTAAGACCCGGCTGCTTTGTCCCCTTCAATTACATCGTCTTTTGCGCCCATTCTATTTACTTGGGATACGGTCCATACTGGCACTTTTAATTCTCTTGCCATACCTTTGATTGATGTATACACGTCGTCGATTGCGTCCTTTGGATCTATGGATCTAGTCTTGCTCTTCAACAGGTCAACGTAGTCAATGATAACCAAATCGGGCGGGTGTTTCAAGTCCCTACACTTTTGAATGTGAGATTCTATGGTTGCAGGCCCAGCTTTTCCCATTGGGAACTCTTTGATAATCAACTTACCGGGTAATTTTTCCAACACTTTTGTAACTTCACCTTTGTGTAAATGGATCTGTTGAGCGTCTATGCCGGTAAACAATGAATCGTACCTTTTACCTACGTAGTCCTCTGAAAGTTCTAACGTATAGTGACATACTGTATACCCGGCTGCAACTGCTGCTGCGCCTAAACTTACTAACATCCAAGATTTACCGCCTCCAGGATTTCCGAATATTAAACCTAGATCACCAACTCCCAAACCACCCATAAGTAAGTTGTTTAGATTTGACCATGGAGTTGGAATCGGAGATCTTTGCTCTTGTCTATAACGAGTCTCCATGTCCTTTTCGTACTCGTGTCCTATGGTTTTATCTTGACCGGCTTTTGAAGCCATATTGACGATGTGTCTAATATCTTCGTACTCGCCTTTTTCTAATAACTTAACCGATTCCAATATAGCGTTCTTCAATTGTTGGTTTCTACAGAAGTTCGCAAACTCTTGTTCTATGTAATCTCGATCTTCGTTAGCAGATTTTAGTGCTTCTTTTAATTGTTCTACTACGCTAACTTTTAACACCTCGTTGTCTATCTTCTTTACCTCTACTTGCAATGATTCTGGTGAAGGCGTAGTGTGATACTTGTAGTAGTACCTTAGCGTTTCGGATACTATCCATTTGTGAGCCGGATTATCGAACATATTAGTGTCCAATACATCGTTAACGTTCTGTAAAAATTCCTTGTGCTTTAATAAGCTCGACAAAACTTTTGTTTGAAATCCATTTCCGTAACTTTGTAGTGTGTTCAATACTGCCATAACTTATTTATACTTTTTAATTATTATACTGCCAAATATACTTTCCTGCCGTTTTTCTATGGCCTAAACATACTTGATCAATGTGATTTATTCCCAATTCTTGTTGAGCTTTTTTTATATAGGGCCAAGTTTTTATGTAAATATCAACGATAGCGACTCAACTGATTAAATTTCTCAAACAACCATATCTGAAGGTTGCTTATGCTTTTACCCAAATCGTCTTCTTCGTATAACTCTGCAAATTCCTTTGGTCTAAAAGTTTTTTGCGGATTCTCTAGAATATAGTCTATAGTTTCCATAGAATCTTCGGGTATGTTTGGATTTTTTAGGTCCATCAACTGTTCGTTTACGTACAACTGATTCTTAAATGCAACGATTCTTTCGTATACACGTCCCTTGTTGGTCATCGCCTTTTCTACTATCTCGTCCAAAGTGAATACTGTTTCTTCTGCCAATTCAGGGTAGTGCTTCAATAAAGTTTTTTGCCCGATGCCCTTAACTCCAGGTACATTATCTCCGCTGTCTCCCATCAATATTTTTTCTGCCAAGAAGTTCTGCGGAGTAACTCCGTACTCTTCCAAAACTTGTTTGTGTTGATAGAATTTTTTCTTGATAGGAGAATATACTGTAATCTTTTGATTCACTAACTGTAAATAGTCTCGGTCGCTAGATACAATCGTAACTTCTCCAGGTAGTTTACCNGCCAAATAACCAATAACGTCATCGGCTTCNATCTTATCNATGGACAATAAATCTACAGGTAAGCATTTCAAGTAATCGATGAGTCTTAGTATCTGATTCGTAATAGACTCGGCTTCCTGCTCTTGATTATCAAATAAGTCCCAGTTAGTCACTCTACGATAACCTCTATTAGCTTTATACTCAGGATACAAGTACCTCTTGTTCGTTGATCCACCTTGACCGTCGAATACCAGTATGACCCTAGTGGGCCTAACAAGGTTGATTGCGTAGCCCAAAGATTTTAAGTATCCGGTCAATCCTCCAATGTGGTGACCGTGCTTGTTTACGTGATTGATAATGGTGAATGATCTTATAAATGCGTTCAACGAATCTATGATCAATACTCTGTCGTTTAACTTCAAAGGTTCTTCCTTTTCCTCTACGGTATCTTTACCAAGGGAATTCAACATTGCTTTGTATCTTTCTTCCATTATTCGCTATCTGATGAGTCAAAAATATCCTTGATGTCTGTTTCTTCTTCTTCGATTACNTCAAAGTCTTTGGAACCTAATACCTGTAACCACTCGTGACTGTGATCTTTCTTGTATTTGTCCAAGTCCTTCTTATCGTCGTTGATGAATCCGTGCACGGTCATAATCAACTTATTAGTAGCTGTAACCCCTGTGATATGATTCTTATCGCAAGACAATTTGGTTCTCTTTGCAAATTCGACCTCTTTACCGTTCTTGGTTGCTTTGATTTTGTTCGTACCCGAATTACTAACATTTCCGAAAGTAATGATCAACGATGAGTCAAAAAACATTGTGTCTCCACCCTTGTTCTTCATCTTTGGCTGACTCATAATAGTTTCGGGCTTTGCTACCCATACTTTATTGATTGCAACGAAAGTGTTTGTGTACTGTTGACTCTCTTTTCTGGACATGATAATCTTCTGATTCACGAAGTTACCGAACTGCTGAGACATCGCGCCTGCGTTCCACTCGTTGTTGTTCTTGTTAGACTCTATAGACAATCTACAAGGGATCGATCCAACGGAATCCCAGAAGAAGCAAAGATCGTAAGGTAAGTTGCCGTTCTTTTGTTCGTCTAAAATGTCCAAGATAAACGCAGACACGTCTTCGATACACTGTAACTTTTCTCTATCTACGTAGATNAAGAATCCGTTGTAGTCCGAAATAACACCGTCCTCGTCAGGTACTTCGTTGAATTGTAGTCCCATCTGTTTAGCGTGTTCCCAGCTCCATTTCATCTCTGTGATAATGAATACCGGTAGTATGCCCATCTTTTGAGCTTGCACTGCNGCTTCCAATAAAGCGGTTGTTTTACCTGTATCGGAGTGACCTCTTAATAAATTGATGTGACCGATTGCGATTCCGGGTATTTGTAACGCATCTTGAAATGCCGAAGACAACGGAATCCATTTTTGTTCTTTAAATTTTACAGAAGACGAAGATAAGTTCTTTGACTTCTTGAATTTGTCCAAGTTAAACTCGGACTTTATAGCATTTGATATTTTGCTTGTAAGTGCTTTTGCCATTCGTAACAGTTAAAAAAGCCCTCGTATTAGGAGGGCTTAAGTGATTAAAAATCGAAAAGTTCGTCTATCTTAGAATCGACGTCTTTTTTTGTCGTACTCAATGAAAATGGTTGCGGCGCAGGCGTGGAATCTTTTTCCCACGGTAAATCGCCAACTTCTTCTGTTTTAACTACAACTGCGTCGGCATTTTGTTTGATTTCCTCTTCAGGATTCAAATGCGACATTAACGCGCTCTTCATGTCTTCGTAAGAATACTTTTTAAATTGCGTCATTGGATCGGGTTGCGTTGTTAACCACTGTTTAACTTTGTCCGCGTCTTCTGACAATGGAGTAATTTTTGTTCTTACTCTAACGCTTGAAGTGTTGTAAGATAAACCGGTTGTTTCTTTACCTTGAACGTCGATAATAATATCACGACCTTGAATAGGATCGGTGAAATCNCCTACGTCTTCGTCCTCAGTTAAAGCCAATAAATCCATGTAAACTTGTTTACCGAATCCCCATAAAACAACNCCCAATTCTTCTTGATCTCTAACGATTACGGGCGCATACACTCTCATCTTTGGTTCCAACTTCTTGGCCATTTGCCAATCTTCTTTAACTGAAGACTTTCTTAGACCTTGAGCGAATTCAACGATTGGATCCTTTTCGCCAAAGTTTGACAAAGAGATCATTGTGTTTTTGTTACCGATTCCGTAATGGAAGAATAACTCTCTAAATGGGTTTGATTTTGTGTACGCCGAAGGAACGATACGTACTTGGTGTTTTCCTACTGCCGGGCTCCATAAGGTTTTTGCTAGTTCGCCTTTCTGACCTCCGCGTGGATTTTGTAAAGCCGCTAAACGCGACTTAAGTGCTGATAAGTCCATAACTGTATTTTATTTTATTGATTAAATGTAATCTAATCTAGCGATATAAAAAATCTAATTCTCGAGTTATACGTTTACTATCTTGTAGATAGAAGTATTTAACTTTCTTAGATCTTCCCCTTGCGTTAACAGGACTGAGTTCTTGTAATCTGGCCAGTTGATAATAAACTTTGTGTCCAGTACTCCTCTGTTTAGTGATTTAATTAGGGTATTTAAAGCGTTGATCGTATACAAAGTGTTCGATTCTTTTTTTCTGTGCAAAAGAATGGTGTTGCCCAAAATCTTTGCACTAGATCCTTCCAACTCGATGTTGTAAGTACACATGTATTCGTCTGAGTCCGGTGACTCTAAAACGAATATCTTACCGTACATAATTTTGTACTCTTTGTTGATTTCTTGCAATCTCTCCTCAAGCGCGTCTTTAGTAGTAAAACTACAAAATAACTTATTCATAAGCACCTCTTGCGTTAATTCTAGTATTTTTAATTCTTCCATAACCATTAAGTATAAATATTGATTTTTGTGTTAAAATGAGTAATTGAGTCCGTGTTTGTGTTTTACAACCATATTGTCTTGTTCCAATATGGCTTTTATGTCCAATAGTGTTTTCTTTCCGTCGTGGGCTCTAAAGTCGAACAGAAAAGAGTCGTAGGTGATCAATATGAGCTTCGTCCTCAGCTTATTCTCTTCTAGGTATTGGTTTATACGTTCTATTTTGGATACGTTGGCCAGAGTCTCCTGATTCTGCACCACGTAATTAAACAGCTTTAGTTTGTTCATGTCCTTTGAGGACTTTAATATTCTTCCGGTAGGCAGTGCAATTGCGCCCTGTCTTTTGTAGTTTTCCCAGGTTTGTTGAATATANTTGTCCATCTTGGAGAAGAATTCTATGTGCTTGTACTTCTTATCCACTCCACCGTAAAGTTGTTTGAATGTAATTGTCTTTGACTCTGAGTACTCTTCTGGGCTAATGTTGTCTTTACCAAAATATTCTTTTCCCAGCTCTGCGTGTATGGACTCTTTTCCCCACTGGTAACCGATTAAATTTCCTATCAATCTTAAGTGATACGCGTCGAAATCGAACTCTACCAAGTAACTGTTACTGGCTATGAAACACTCCCTAAATTCTTTGTCCTTGGGTATGGCCAAGAAGTTAACTCCGTTGAAAGAATTGGTAGGTCTTCCGGTCAAATTGTATAAGTTGTAATAGGAGTATATGGAGTCTAACTGCTTGGAACAATTTGGATGATTTAAGGTGTATTTCGAATAGAACTTGTCTTGATCTATTTTTATCGAATTNNGCTCTACTTTTTTGTACGCATCGATCAATCTGTCTTGGAAACCTGTGTCCGCTTGCAAACCGAAGAATCCTTTTACTATCTCGTACANACATTGACACCTTTCGTAGTGTTTGGCTATCGGTATTATTTCGTTGACGTTTGGAATATCGATAAACTTAGAGTAGTAATTGTTGTGAAGTAGAGTATCGCAATCGAAAGATTCGTAGTTATTGGTTTGGTCCAAATAGATGAAATTGATATCTATAGAATTTGGCAAATCAAGAAAGTAAGAGTGATATTTCTTGTCTATTAGATATANCGTTTTGTGCTTGCGTAAAAANCTTTCGACCAATTTTAAGTCCAAAGAAAACGCTTCTGAGTGTTTAAACGGAAATATGTATCCTTTGTTACCGTCGTTGTAATACAGTAAACTTGGGTAAGATAATTTTGGATGAAATTTATCGTTGCCCGATATCAGCTGAACGAAACACTCTTCGCTTTGCTGCATTTGACAGAATTGTTCTATAGTTTCTACGATGAAATACACACTTATAACCTTTATTGGAAGTAAACATACACTATCTTACGGACAGTAAATAATTTATTTATGAAGTGGGCTTAGCAAATTTGGAATAGTTGCCTCCAATGAATTCAATTAGACCAAAGAAATTTGGGTTGGCGGCCTCTACCAATCTTTTGTTCGTGTCGATTATTCCCGCTCTAACATCGTATTGACTAATTCGTATCGAGTTCAATGGTCCGGTTAATTTCCATGCAATAGTTACAGTTTGCAACATAGAGGTATCGTAGCCCGAATTACCATTTTTTATTTCTGTGTATTGAGTCGGAGAAATTTCAGTGATATAGCCGTTGTTGTTTTTTTGCTTTGCAAAGTATCTAGTAATATATCCCAAATTGTAATCGCTTTGAATTGGATTTGGAAAATAGGACACCAAAGATTTAGATTGCCCCGATAAAACTTTCGTTGACGTGGCTAGTTGTTGTTTTAGAGTCGCAGAACCGTCTATTAAAGAAAGTCCGGGTATACTAGTGGTAAAATTAGAAATCGAAATCAAAGGCTGATTTGGGCCAGTTATTGGGTCTGGTCCGCTAAATGTTTCTCCGGAAAATGTAACGTAGTACGGGCCAGAGTAAGGAGCTCCATTTAATAAAAAATCTTGGCCTTTTGTAAATTGGTTTGTTTTTATTTTGAAAGATGGGTAATATCTAGCTGACATAATTAAGCGGNTTTACTGAATAAAGCTGATTCTTCTTTTCTTCTGGACTCTAGTCCTGGTAAATATTTTCCTTTGGCTGTATAAGGCGCTGAGGCGATTAGTTGAGCGGCAATACTGTAATTTCCTGATTTCACTGCTCCGGAAATTCCCTCGTTGATGTTACCGGTATTGTAAGCAAAGCTTGTTAACGAGGCTTTTTGATTATCGCTAAGTTTATCCCAGGCTGTTTGACCTATTGCTCTAATTACTCGTTTTGAATAATCTGCTACTATTTCGTATTTTAACGTGTCTTCGGCCTCTTTTGTAGTAAACGTAGTGTTTTGTACTACTGTCTGTAATTGATTACCGACTAGTTTCTTATCCGATCCGTATCCTCCTCTGAAGTGATCTATGTCGAATTTTGCTATCGGTTCGAATCCTTCTTTGGAAGAAATGTATTGAAATGCTCTATTCAACCAATCTCCAGATACGTTCAATGAGTTAGGATCTATGGCCACCGAACCTGGCGCGTTTACGTTTAGTAAGGGACTAAGTAATGGCGCATTGCTGTAAGAGGTATTTATCGTAGCGTTAGAAAAAGCGTTTTGATCTTTTATAAGAATCATGCTTCCTTTTATAGACGTGTCCCAAACGTTCGCTTGAATCGTGTGACTTAATCCAACGGTAGCGAATGCAACTTTTACGTCAGCCGTAGGATCGGTGTCTGTTACTGATTCTAACTTTGGAGTGTGTCTACTTGAGTACGTATAAGGCAGTATTTCGGAAGGTAAAGTAAACGCGTGACCCATATGAAATCCAGATATTCCGCGAGTAGTAAAATTTACCGATACTGGAATCATGGCCGAAGATCTTGTTGGACCGGGTTGATTGTTTGTTTTCGTACTTCTATCTATATAATAATTCGTAGCTTGACTTACGTCGTCTTTGTTGGGTTGAGTGGTACCGTAAAAAGATTCTATGGTAGTATTAAACTTTTGCTCCGCTTTTAATATAGAGTCGTATTGCGCTTTTTCCCTTGCGAGTTCTTGCGCTTTTGCGTTTTTAATTTCGTCTGCCGATAAATCTTTTCTTACTGGAATATATCGGTCTCTATAGGAATTGTTTATGAATCCGTAGCTACTCGCGTTTGTAGAATTCGCAGATTGATCAGCTGAATTTGAGTTCGCAGATATTGCAATCATATTTCCTAGATTACTAGATATCTCAGTCTGTATGTTCAAAGATTTGGCTATAGAGTTAACTCCGTACACTGGCATTGTGTCCGATACTTTTTGCGTAACNGCCTCTTCTCCTTCGGCCAAAGGTTGAACTTGGTCGTCTACTATTGTAAAGCAATTTGAAGTNTCGTCGTAAGCGACTCTAAAAATATTCATTGCGCCCAAAGACTTGTTCATATCAANAACGAGTTGATCCAAGAAGGGCTTTAAAAATACTTTATTCAATCCGTTGTGATCGGCAAATTGTTTGATCAAATCAAGTACGTATTCGCAACTAATCAATATCTTCATCGTCTTTCCTCTGTACGCGTCTTTGTTTCCTCCGGCCCTAAATTTAGGTAAAGCTCCAGAAATATTTGGATCTTTTTGGGGATCGTACAATTTTGATGCTGAGCCGGAAGTGGGCGCTTTGATTTCGTTCGTTGAATCGTCTATAGTATTGGAAGAGAACAAAGTTTTATAGTCGGCTAAAGTCGACTGTAAAGGTATTAAGAAGCTAAACGGATTTGTAGTAAACTGCAATGAGTTGGTCAAACATAGATTAGTTTCTGGGTTGAAATCTATATAAATTAAAGGCTTGTTTTGAGGACTAGTGGTGTTGGCGTCTATCGGCTCTGATTCGTAAATTGTAGACATCGCATTTATGATCATCAATAGAAATCCCAATTGCATGTACACGGGGTGAATAATTTGACCGCCGCCTTCTGTAGGTTGATTTATTTCGTAAGGTACAACGTAAGTTGTGGTTAGCTCTGAGTAATCTACCGCAGGTACGCCGACTTGTTGATCGGTTAACTTGGCGTTTGTTTTTCCGCCCATAATCGAGCTGTTAAATCCGTACTTACAAAATATTTTAAATCTATCTTCATCGTTAGCGTCTATTAATTTGCTCACGTAATCTTCTTCGGTCCCGTAATTTAGATCGTCTTTTATTGTGCCGTCAAATAATGAATCTAAGAATCCATTGAACACTCCGTATTTCATTATGTTGTTCAAGAATTTTCTGTGCGGATCAGTGGACAGCGAATAACTCTTTACGGTTTTGCCGATGTCCAAATTAGCCTCGTTAACGGCCTGAGTTAGAGAATATAGTTCTATTGCTTTTACTGCTAATTCTAAGTTAGACTGATATCTTAAAGACGAATCTATCTGCGCATCTATTGACTCTTGATTACCTGCTTCTTGCGATTTTAGACTGTCGTTTAATTCTTTTGCTTTTTGNTGGAACTGTTGTTGAATTTGAGCCAATTGGGCGTCTTTAGTCGCTTGATAACCGGTTTGAATAAAATTAGTAATCATCGAGGCGTCGTTAAGTCTAAGTCCAATGTACAAATCGTAATTTATAAGTTGATCTGAAGAATTAACTGTAATTGTGCCCGAAGAATTTAGTACGTTCTCATTAACTACAGTGTGTATGCCGACGGTAATTTTTTTGTACAACAACAATCCTAGAGTAGGAGTATCGTTGGTTAAAGTGTCTTTGTATATTCCTGGCAAAAAGGCGTTTATTGCGCGATCGTTGTATTTTCCTTCCGAGTCTACGAACCATCCATTTTGATAATCTTTTAAAGCCGACGCTATTTTATCGTGAATTTTATAAAAAGAGTATACNCTACTATTGCCGTTAATATAATTAAGCTTAAATAAATCGACTCTATTATTAGTATTTGGATTTGTTAAGAATTTCGGCACAGTTACTTCGGCCCTATAAATAATGTTGTTTCCAGAATTAAAGACTTGGGGATATTGAATCCACGTAACTAGAAATCCTCCACCTGCGTTACTGGATCTTGCTCCGTAAAGACCGGTTTCGAATCCAACTGCTCCGGTACTGTTAATAGTTTTGTAATCTAGAAATTCGTTGTACGCTAAAATATCGGTATAATCTCTCGCTCCAGTTTGCGCAAATATTTTGTTATTATTTGCCTCTTTATTCAATAGGTCTAAATTCAAAAACGCCGTAGTAGATGCGGCTGCTGCTTTAGTTGCGACTAAAAAGTTTTTTACTTGAGGAACGGCAAACGTGTCTTTGAAATAGAACAAGTTTTTTTCTATTTGATTGGNATTCAAAGGCGTTTGTNGAGCNCCTTCTGCGGAGTATACTACCAAAGAGTTTGAATCGTATACGTAAGTAAAATCGCTATCGGATCTGTGCCCGTATACAGAGTNCACGTAAGACTCTCCTTTAACTTTTCCTTCGGCGTTTGTTTTTTCAGACGCTAAAACTGCTGTTTGCGCATTTACCGAGTCTTGCGCTTTTTTTGCTGCAGCTTCTTGTTGTTTTTTATTGATTAAGTCTAAATACGCCCTTACTTCAGACTTAACAACGTCAGGTAAACTAGACGGGTTGTTTATCTTTAAAGAATCGCCTATGGATCCAAGTCCTATGATTTTTAAACTGCAATCGTAGCCGCCCTCTTGATTAAAAGAGAAGTTAAAATTACTGACTATACCAAGCATACCGTCGTAATTTCCTTGGGTTTTTCTTGAGTTCTGCGCTAGTTGTAAGTTAAGCTTCTCTTTAGTTATGCCTGACTGAAATGGATCGATAGCGTAAAACTCCGAGTAGTTAAATTGGACAGGTGAATTTGCGTCTTGACTTATGTAAACTGTGTGACCCCATTCCAACAACATAGTGTATCCAAGTTTAAAATACAGAGCGTCCATGACGTCCAACTGCATTTTGTCCCAGACTTTGAAATTGATCGTTGCCATTCTAACAGAGCCCAATCTACCTTGAGTTTCTATTTTAACATCCGAAATACCGGGCATTGGTCTATATCCGAACTTATTTATTTCTTGCTCTCCAAGCATTCCGTAGGCACCGTCCTGACCTAGACCGAATCGTAATTTATTTTGATTTTCGTTTATGTATTGTGTAGTTCCTCCNAATAGCATGTATTTTTTGGCCAAATCTTCGGGAGTTTTTAGATCGGATATTCCAAGAGTATTTTTAAAATAACTCATATCATCGCTCAACTGGTCCATTCCATTTTTGGCGTTAATATTAACCGAAGAAACCAATCTTACCCACGCAGTTTGATTTGTAAGATAAGAAATGTTTAGATCGTCTCTTTTAGATTGATTATTGTACTGCGATCTTAACTGTATTTGATTCTTTAACCAATACGGTAACGCTGCGCCTAATACGTTAGATATTTTATTGTCNAATCCGGCCATTATCTAATTGAGTTTATTTTTTTATAACTATTTATTATGCTTACCAAATTTGCAGGAATCCTTAGTTGCATTCCAACTGGAGGAAATAAAGAATCTCCGGTCAAAGAATTAGCAGATGCTATGATCCACCAAAAGTCGACGTCGTTGTAAAAGTTTTGCGCCATAATATCCAATCTATCTCCCATAGTGGTAATAACGTAAGCATCGTCGTCGGTTACCGGAATATCAGGGTAAATTGCGTTCGCAAAAAATTGACTTCCGCTAACTGGATCGCTTTGTATCGATATGGTTTGATATCTATTGAACATTTAAAATTATTTTTTAGGTACTATGCTTGTTGGTTGCGCTTGTAGTGTCAAATTACTTTTATCAAAAGCAGTAGGAGTTGTTCTAGGCGCTTTTACCAAATTATTCTCTAAGAAACCAGGTTTTTTTGGAGTCTGAGCAATCGGTTTGGGAACTTGTAAACTGCCCGTAGTAACGTTTAAAAATCCTCTTTTACCCACTATAGCTGATCCAATCGTTTGTGTAGGATCGCTTCCTGGAACGGATCTTCTAGGTAACTCGTCGAATATAGGTTTGAAAGATACTGCGACTTCTATTATTTTTGGAAGCTGCGCAACGTCTTGATTGTTTGTGCTATAGCTAGTCAATTCCCATGGAGTACCGTTGTCTACTGTCAAATTAACGCTTTCTAAAACTCCCGGAACTCTGTACAAGTAGTCTCCTATGGTTAGCTTAACTATCGGTGCTCTCATGTATCCTGCGCTAGAATAATCGGGATATACCTGTGAAACTAAATAATTTAATTTATTGTATAAAGGTTTCATTTCTTGTTGAGAAAATGCTACCACTTTAAATCCAAAAGATATCGATCTGTTAAATCCTTGATAAGTATAAAAAGTTTCTCCGCGACCCATGTACTTGAACGAATTCCATTCTCCGCTGTTGTTATCGTTTATTCCGTTTGTTAAAAATGCTCTAAAGAAAAGTGGAGTCGACTGACCAACGTAATCGTTACTCATACATTCGAATCCAAATTTTATAATATCGTCAGAATCGGATCCTGGTGTTATGTTCTCGAACGGATCGTTTGCTATTAAAGCGGCCAAATTAGCGCTGTTCATTTTGTCTACGCCGTTATTGTAGAATCTATAGTCGACCCCTTGGGAATAGTCCCACAATTGACTTCCTGCAGGAGCTCCTGTGACTTTTCTAAAATCGTTTAATGTCGTTGAGTTTCTATTTTTGCCGTTAGAAGATAAACTTTGAGGGGTATTGTTTTGAGCGTTCATTATGTCCTCGTAGGCCATAGTGAATACATTTGGAAACGAGGCATTAGTGTTTGTATTTTGAGTCAAGTCGTAAGCTTCTGAACTATTTACTGCTCTAAATATGGTCGTATTGCCAATACCGTAAGTAGAACCAGGGCCTCCAGGATAATCGAACAGTATTAAATTTCTTGGCGATATGCCAAGTCCAAGAGCGTTTAAAGGAATGCTCTTGTATTGATTGCCAGAAGTATTTGAGGAAAGTTTACTACTTTGTAATAACAATAATCTGTTGACTTGAGAAACTTCGTCGGTATTGTAGTACAGCTGTGCTCCTACAACGTCGGTATAGTATTGCGCGTTTGTGTCTACTGGTATTTTTCCTGCCCTTTCTATGTGTACGCCTGTGCCCGACGCTAGGACTTGAGCAAGGGTATTTTTACCGTTGTTGTAGATTTGATTGTTTCCGCCCGCTCCGCTAAAATTAAACAATCCTCCAAAATTGGGCGTTATTCCCAATAAAAGGCTTGGAATCGGGCCTATTATGTTTTGGATCGTGCTTAGAATGTTACTACTGTCGGCGTTACCTGTCTCCATTAAAGGATTGGATCTTTGTAGGCCTACTTGTTTTTCAATGAAGTTTCTACCTCTATTTGGATCTTTTAAGAATTTTTGTATTCTGTTCTTGTCTATTTGCCCATTTAAAGTGTAAGATCCTATGTCCGATCCTACTAAACTACCTCCTCTAATCGGGTAGTCCAAACTCGTATTATTATTCTCCCAAAAGTCGGTAATTAACGGAGTAGCGTTATCGTCAGGTATCGAAAAAGTTTGATAAGGTTGACCGGAGTTTCCGCCTCCAATTTGATCTTTACCGAATTTAAGGTCCTTTAACGATGTTTTTAAGTCGACTAATTTTGGCATCTAGTTAGTTATTATAGTATTAATGACCGTTTGTGTGAGAGATTGTTTTGTCCAAATTCGGAGAATAACTAACGTCGGTTACTTCCACTACTGATTTACCGGTAATAGGATCAAGCTTGTTAGTCACGTTAAGATTAACTATAGGAGATGCTCCACCGGCAAATTGATTTTGAGGTTGGGGCACTTGAGTTTTTGATCCTTCAGATTTTGCTTTGTTGTCAGATACTGTCGCTGGAGCAGAAAATAAATTTCCTCCACCCGCAATGGTAGAAGTTCCCAAAGATCTGCCCAAATTCGATACTGTCTCTATCAACCCTTTGTCTATATTAATTCCAGGAAGATAGTTCAAAGCTTTCATGATTCCTCCTACCACAGTACCTGTAACGGTCATAACGGTTGCAAAGAAGCCCTGTATTTTGTTTATTAGAGCCTGTATGTTTTCTGGCTTTGATATCCAGTTGATGGCCTTGTCTATGAATTGACTAACACCGCTGTTGGATATTAAATCGACGAATCCTTGTTTGATTTTGTCCATTAAACCTGCGATCTTTTCTTGAGCAGACGCGTTCATGATTGCGTTGGTGGTGTCCTCTCCAAGCATTGCGGACATTTCTTTTTGAGTACCGTATTTGGCCAATGCTAACTGGTACTGTTTCTGAGCGTTGTCCGTGTCTTTGGCTCCGATCTTAGACATATACTCTTGCTTCTTCAACATATCGCCCATTTGATCCCTGGTCATTCCCATAGCTTTTGCTAAGGACTCGGCTTGGATTCTGTTCATCTTCATGAAATCCGAAGAGCTACCGACTTGACTCGTAATTTCTTGGGCCGCTCCCGCCAAATCGTTATTCAAGAACAACTCTCTGGCCTTCATTAGATTGATGTCTTTGCCTGTCAATAGTTGCGCTTCGAACTCGCTGGATATGCTCGACTCGAAATCCAAGAACGAGCTAGCCATTCCGTCCAATTGTTTTAGCTCTAACCCCATGGCCTTGATTGAGATTAAACTCTTGGTCAATTGCGCTGGGTATTTGGCAAAGGACAATCCTAGATAACCTCCAAGATTGGAAGCTTCTTTGAGCACTCCTTTTTGATCCAATTGAATTCCTGTCGCTTGTTTGAGTCCTTTGACTTGCGCGAACACAGAATTCATTATGTCCTTTTGATTCTGACCCAAGATAACCGAAGACTCGACCAAAGAACCTCTGGTTTGAAGGTCTAGACCCGCGATCTCTTTTAAGTGAATATCCGTCTGTAATCTATCGTTAGACAAAGTATTTAGAACTCCAAGTTGATTGCCCAACTCTATTTGCGTCTCGAATAACTTTTGACTGTTTAAGAGCGCGTCGTTGGTGCTATTAGCAAATCTATTGAAAGAGTTATTTAGTGCCAAAGCCTGCTGAGAACTGAGACCGAGCTCTCTACCCATCTTTTGTACTTTACTAGAAGCACTGATGGTTAGGTCCAAGAAAGCGGATACTGAGTCGACCATTCCGCCCAAAAGACCGCCGACGAACGGAATATTTTTAAG